TATACGGGTGACAATAATACAGCGTGGTTCTGTTCCGTTTTCCGTAAACCGAGCGTTCAATACCGATGCAGTCAGCGAATTCCGAACCATTGTCAACGGTGATGGTTTTGAATACTTCCTTGAACCGCCTTCCGTATTTCCTTTCAAGCAGATCAAGCGTTTTCACAACGCTTTCGGCGGTACCGTCTGCCATTTTGCGGATGATTTCTTCACGGGTAAGGCGTTCTGTCAGAACCAATAAACAACTGCGTTCACCGCCGCGCTTGCCTTTTACGGTATCCATTTCCCAATGTCCGAAAGTATTCCGTTCTTCGACCTCTTTCGGGCGGGTTTCTATGCTCTTTCCCTTTGGCGCGCGCTTCTGTTCCACTTTGTTGTATTCGCGTTTCTTGTCTCTCTTTACGGGAAGGTTTTTGTTTGTGAGATTCAGAAATACCCCTTTGTCAATGTAGCTGTATAGGGTTGTTGTGCAGATCGTAACTGAAAATTGCTTGCCTTCTAATTCGATTTGCGCAAGCGCAGCGGCAGGGGAATAATTATCATTGATAATTTTCTTTTCTATGAAGTCAGCAAGTTCATTATCGTTTCCGATTTTCAGCGGCGCACCTTTGGCGGTGAGGTTGAAACGGTACTTTTCTTCTGCTTTGTCGGGGCTGTAACGCATTTCCGTGGTATAATCCGTGTTCAGATGTTCATAGCATCCCCGTTTCATTTCTCTGTAAACGGTGCTGATATGTACGCCCAATTCGTCCGCTATCGCACCGGGTTTCATTCCGGCTTTCAGAAATGCTTCCATCTGAAGGCGGTTATTCCATGTTAAATGCGTGAAATGTCTCATATACCCTCCTAATGCAAAACGGCACCCGCGCTGAAACGGGTGCCTTTCTGATAATCGTTACTTGTCGAGGTCTGAATAAATCAAGCCGGTTATATACTCGCTTACACTCATTCCCTTTGAAGCTGCTTTCTGCTTAATAATATCTTTATCGCCTTTTTTAACCACAATTTCAATTCTGTCGTATGTTTTGCTGTTATAACGGTTTTTTACTGCCGCAGAAGTGCGCGTTTTTCGCTGTGTCACGGTGTCCATGATCGTGAACCTCCTGTTTTTTTCTTTGATTATATCATACTTCCGGAAGTATGTCAAGCGTATATACGAAAAAAGAGCCGCAAAATGCAGCTCTTACAATATTTCATTCACCCAATAACCAACCAATATCTACTTTTAAGGCTTTGGCGAATGCCGGAAGTTCATAGTCTGCAATGAAACGGGTGCCGATTTCCACCCTGCTTATACTGTCCCTCTCGATGATAATGCCTTGCACTTGCATTCGGGCGGCAAGGTCAGCTTGTGACAATCTCTGCTTAACTCGTGCCTCCCGAATTCGCTCACCACAGATGTTCTTTTTACCGTTATAGTCGTAAATTTTCATGTATATACCGCCCAAATATGTAAATGTTCAGCATCTTTCTTGACTTTAGCACACTTTTCGCATATAATTGTGTTAAAGATCAGAAATCCCGTTATTTGTGAAACTTATTGTGAATTGGGGTGGTATTATCAAAAACATTAAGAGCATTGTTTATAATGTAATACGAGAAGACGATGAAAATACTATTTATGGAAATATCTTTGACTGGACAATTATTTCTTTAATAAGCATAAACATTCTGCTTGTATTCATTGATACTTTTAACCCGCCGCAATGGTTTCAGAATGTTTCTTCCGGCATAGAAATTTTTTCCATTATCATTTTCACCATTGAATATATCGTGCGCCTTTGGACTGCTGATTTGAAATACACTGAATGCGGCGCAGTAAAAGCAAGAATCCGGCATATATTCAGCTTTATGGCAATCATTGATTTACTTGCAATTCTGCCGTTTTACCTCCCGTTCGTGTTCCCGATTGATTTAAGAATCCTTCGGGCATTGCGTATCTTGCGGCTGTTCAGGCTTTTCAAGGTTTCCCGTTACACAACAGCATTTCAAACCATAGGAATTGTTTTCAAGCGCAAAGCGCACCAGCTTATTTCTTCTGTTTTTGTCGTTGCATTACTTATGGTAATAGCTTCACTTCTCATGTACAATGTCGAGCATGACGCGCAACCGGAAGTATTCACAAACGCTTTTTCGGGTTTATGGTGGGCTGTCGCAACTCTCACAACAGTTGGATATGGGGACATTTACCCTATAACTGCACTGGGGAAATTATTAAGTGCTGTTATTGCTTTGTTGGGCATCGGGCTTGTCGCGGTTCCGTCTGGTATCATATCCGCCGGTTTCATAGAGATCGTCGAAAAGAATGACGAACCTGATGATAAAAAACAATATTGTCCGTATTGCGGTCACAAATTAGATTGAGTGGAGGTTAATATGTTTTTGAGTTTTTCCAAAACCCTAAAGAAAATGAGTGGCTTCCGCATCGGGGCGCACTTCCGCTTGAAGGGTTGGTCACTGCTTGTATTCGGTATTTTCATTCTCATGTTCTATATGGTGTATTGGTCTTTCCTTGCGGCTTTATGGATGATATACGGTGTGTGCTATCTGTATTACCTAATTTTCAAAGGTATTGCATCCCTGTTCAAGCACAAGAATAAAACTGCATCGAACAGCACTGATAAGCCCGAACCCATCAAGAACCCCGTATATTACGCAACCGGCGGAACTTCATACCACAAGAAACGCAGTTGCGTCGGCAGTGAAACGGTTCGTGTGGTTTCACTCAGTACGGCGGAAAATGTGCTGGGTCTGCATCCCTGCGGACGGTGCTGTAAAAAGTGACACGAAAACGGCGAATGTCATTGAAACACTCGCCGTTTTTCTTATTCCTGTATTATATCAAGTTCCCGCGCCGGGAGGTTCATCTTCTTCGGCTTCGTCTTCACCGGTAGTATCGCTGTGTGTTTCCGCTTCTTTCGGTGTAGCTTTTCCGGTGATGGTTGCATGAATAGGTTCGGGTTCGCCGGTGCCTGTTCCGGGGATGGTGGTGGGCGGCAGTTCAGCAGTTCCGGATGTGTTGCCGCCGGTTCCTGCGCCGCTGTCCTGCCAGATCATCCGCGCAATATCCACACCGGCTTCACCGAATATGTACACACAAAGGGCAATCACACCGTTCTTGATAAGGCTGACAGCATCGGGCGGAATATCCTCCTTGAAGATAGCTACAAGGACGGTTGCAACGAATGCCGCAATAGCAGCCCACAGTTTCCGGGAAGAAAGTTTCGTTTTCAGGTCTGTTTTCATGGTGTCCTCCTTAAAAATCTTTTTGAATTTGTTCGCCCGTCTGACAGTTTCCATACTGCGCCCGGGCAATTTTTTCTTTTTTGCTGTTATCAAAATAACAGGCAAGAACGATGGTGACGGACGCTTCCACGAATCCCACGATAGCGGTCACATAAGGAAGTGCGCCCGTGAATCCGCTTGTGATTGCCAGTTCCGCAAGGTACAGACAGCGGTACACAACATAAATAGCCAGCGGAAACATGAAAATTGAAAAGATGGTGGTCAGGATTTTGGAATACTGCGTGTGTCTGCGTTCCTTCAGCGTACAAACTTCACCGGCGCGGCATTCCTGCGGGTTCCGGTTCTTCTCCATGTTTACCTCCCCTGTGCGTTCATTGCACGATAGATGAATACAAGCATCTGTTCACGGGTGCAGGGTTCGCGCAGCATCAGATTCCCGTTTCCGTCACCGAAAATAATGCCATTCTGAACCGCCCATTCAACCGCGTCTTTTGCCCATTCCTGCGGTTCGCTGTCCTGCTGTTCGGCGCGTTCGGGTGTTTCGTTTTTCTGCATTTCGTTTTCCTCTCTTTCAATAGATTTATTCCCGAGAAGGTACGGCAAGCCGTCAACCGGTTCACCGTCCTTTTCAAGCTGAAAATGTAAGTGAACACCGGTGGAATTGCCGGTTGTTCCCATGCCGCCGATAATTTCACCGGCTTCGATAAAATCACCGGGAAATACCACAATACTTCCGTGGCGAAGGTGAAAATACTTCGTCACCCATCCGCCGCCGTGGTCGATGATAACATAATTTCCCGCGCTGTTGGCGGCGTTGCCGGTGTCGATACCCGGAACGGTGTCCTTGATCGCTGTAACCTTCCCGGCGGCAAAAGCGGTGATTGTGGAAATGTTGCTGTAGCCTGTCCACCGGGTGATGTCGGTACCTTTATGCCCTTCGCCTTTGCCGCTGATCGGATGAATACGCCAGCCAAAAGGGGAAGTCACATTGATACCGCCCGATTCCATGAATACCGGGCATTTTACGTTATAAATCATCCCTGCATTTCCTCCTTATGATAGATTTTCATGGCTTCTTCAAGTTTTGAAAGCCGCTTTTCCATTTCGATATACCGCTTGTCTGACTGTTCCATTTTCTTTTTCATATCATCCACCCCGGATTTGATATAACCGATTTCCGTCAGCATCACGCCATATTCTTGCCCGGATGTTTTTGCGGCTGTCATACGTCCCATAAAGAACGTACCCACGGATAACGCAAAACCAAGAATGGCAATCAGTATTGATACATCAACGTTCATTCCGCCACCTCCACAAGTTCCCAGCCGTCCGGATATTCTTCCGGCGTCCATGTGTTGGGGGTCGGCAGGATGGAACGATACAGAACACTGTACCACCACCCCTGTTCATCTTTGCTGAATGCAAGTCCGGCGGTTATAACATTGGGAATGATCCTGATACCGTCTTTATAGAGGATATCTTCCCACAAATCCCGTGCATTTGCCGGTGTATTCGCTTCTGTGTCCCATAAAGTCACCACAGCGCGTTTTACCGGTGCCGCTGTATCTTCGGGGAAATAATACCGTTTTCCTGCTTCGATAACAGAACCGTCCAGCTTCATGACCGGAAGCAGTTCGGCAATTTCGGAAACCGTTTTATCATCCACGGCAGAAACCGCTTTGTCAACAAGCGGTGCTTTGCGCTGTTCTTCCGCTTCCGCCTGCCGCAGTTCACCATGAATGCGGTTCCGTTCAGTTTCCAGCGCAGCATATTGTTCCGCGCGTTTGCGGATGTATTGGCTTAATTTCATGTACTTACCCCCTCACAAATAACCGCCGCAATCGGTTCGTACAGAATAATATTGCTTTCGCTTTCGGCTTCGATTTTTACACCGACCGCCCATGTATCAGCGGTTTTTGTTGCATTCAGGAATGTGTACGCGGCACCAAGGGCGGTTTCTTCCCATGTGGGTTCTGTATCCTTGTAATTGTTGCATACATATACCCGGAGGCTGCCGTCGCACACCGCTTCACATTCTACTTTGATTTGCTTCGGAATGGTTTCTGTCTCACCGAGAAGTGCAGTGAACCCGGCTTTCTGCGGCGGTACATTTTCATCCGGCACAAGATTATAGCTTCCGTCTTCATTGGCTTCGGAAGATATAAGAGAAGAAGAAAGAAGATTCAAAGCGGGGCGCGCCGAGTAGTTGTTGGAGGGGCTGTTCGTGATCAGGAAGCCGCCGTTGTTCACGCAGCACACCGTAGACGCGGAAGCGGGGGAACGAGTCCACACGCCCACTGCGGCGCCCGCTTTGGTATATGTGATTCTAAGTGCATTGGATGTGAAATAGCCCAGCGACACAGATTCATCACTTGTGTAGTTGCCGCCCAACTCTTTATTGGAGAGTGCGAAAAACTTCCTTGCAATGCTGTATGTAGCTGAATTGGTGAAGTGATAACAAACAACCGTGGAGGTGGCAATACAGGCAAGTGTAGCGGCATCAAAACGCCCTGCATATTCACCCGTCATGAACGCATCCAAATTGGAATCTTCATATTCCACATTTGAACTTGAAGTATTGAATTTGAATGTCGATTCATTTGCTCCGGTACCGGTTGCATATTCACGAACCACAAGATAGCGGTCATTTCCGTATGGATTATTTTCGGGGGTACAAATCACGCGAAACGGCACATTGCTTGTGGTGCCCCCGATTGTTTCTTTCATACAGACTTTATCACCCACCGCAAGTATGGTGATTGGTTGGCTCATGTCTTTTTCTCCTTAAAGATTGCTTTAATTTGTTGGTCGTATTTGATGATAAGCCCACGGCAGTTTCCATGGGAAGCGTGTGCCCTCCATGAATTATACCGGTGCTTTATTTCATCTTCCGTCAGAACTCCCGCGGCATACAGGCACCCATAATGTTTGATTTTTCGGGAGATATTCCGCCGGTTCTGCTTTCGTAACTGCCGAATCACTTTCCCGGATTCACTGACGTATGTACGGAATCCAAGAAAATCAATTCCGTGGGATATGGGATAGATTTGGGTTTTGTCGTTGAATTCCAAACCGATTGCGGCAAGTTCCGCTTCCATGTCCCGCCGCAGTCGTTTAAGGAATTCTTTGTCATGGTGAATGATATAGAAATCATCCATGTATCTGCCGTACCAGCGGCAGTGATACCGTTCTTTCACGGTATGGTCAAGCCAGCTTAATTCTAAATTTGCAAGCGGCTGTGAGGTTCTAAGCCCAAGAGGTAAGCCCTTCGGACAAAGGCGGATATATCGCCATAATAATTCAATCACTTCATCATCAGGCAAATACCGTGCAGCCCGTGTCATTACATCGTTCTGATTGATGGATTCAAAATAATGATGAATATCACATTTCAATACCCAGCAGTCAGAACCGAATTCATTCCACGATTCCCGCATAAACTGTTTCAGCCGGTCAAGTCCGTCATGGGTTCCGCTGCCGATCACGCCGGAATAGCAGTCACGGATAAACGGTTTTGTGAGGGTATCATACAAAATTTCATCAAGAAGGACGTTCTGCACGATTTTGTCAGCAACCGACGGGGCTTGTACAAGTCGTTTCTTCGGTTCGTAAACCTGAAATGTACGCAGCGGCTTCGGCGTATATGTACGGTTCCGCAGCTTCTTTTCGATGATTTCGAGGGATTCAATTTTATTGGCTTCATACCATGCGTGTTCCGGGTCATCCCGGTGCCCGCGCATTGCTCTTTGAAATGCCCGGTCTAAGGCTTCGGGCTGATATAATTTTTCATACATAGCACAATAGGGGAATACCGTCGGTTCCGTCCCTGCTTATGGAAGCAGAAATGGGCGGTATTGTGTATTTATCCTCTGCGGTTTCCGCTTTGGAAGGTGTGTGTTCTCCTTTGCGGAAGCTCTGCACAACCTTTTGTTGATA